AGCGTACAGGTCTTTCAGCATGTCGCGCATGGCGGGGCTGGAAGACTTGGCCAAAAGGGTCACCATCATGGAATATTTTTCCTTACTGTACCTGCCGACATTTTTTTTCATGTCTTCCACCACCTGGCGGGCAATGTTGTCATCCATCTGGGCCATGATGGAAACCAGGTGGGCGGCGCCGGGCCAGTTTTCCCTGTTGCCCTTGACTCCCCTCACATTGGCGAGCAGCAGAGCGGCATCCTCCGCATCGGGAACGACTTTCACATCCGGAACACGGCTGAGATTCTTGGAGTCAAACAGACGGCTGCGGCCCAGTTTCCCGCCTTCCACGACCAGCGCATTCAGGCGGGCGTTCTCACCTTCCACCTTTTCTTTCTTGCTGCTGGTGCTCCATGCATAAATCCCTACGCCGGCAGCGATGACAACCAGGGCGCATACCCCATAAAGGACACCCCGCAGCAGGGATTTGGATTTATCCACGGAAGCGGCCATATCCCGGGCGGATTCCGTTCCGGCGGGAGGCTGAATACCGCCGTCGCCCGCCGGAGGAGCGCCAGAGGCAGGGGAAGCTCCCGCGGCAGCCACAGGCTGGGGAACCGCAGCGGGAGCCATGGGAGAAGCTGGTGCTGCCCCCACGGGGGATTTTAATACTTTCAGCTTGGGAACGGCGCTTTCCGGAGCGGCGGCCGGGGATTTCTCCGCCGCAGCGGGAGCCGCGTCCGTCTTGAAAACTTTCAATTTGGGAGCCCCCACCGCAGGAGCAGGCTCCGGAACAGACGGTTCCGGGGTCTGCACAGCCGCAGGCGCTACCCCTGCGGCCTGGGCCAGTGCAGCGGCCTGAGCCTCCGCCAGGGCTTTCTGGGCCTCCGCTACCTTGGCAAGGGCATCCTGAATCTGGGCATCCACGGAGGGCTCGGGCTGCGGAGCGGAAGCGGCTTCCTTTTTCTCCAGCTCCGCCGCAAGGCGTGCTCTTTCCTCTTCGGCAGCTACACGGGCGGCCTCCTTTTCTGCGGCAATGCGCGCGGCTTCGGCAGCCTCCTGCTCCGCCTTGATTCTTGCGGCTTCCTGCTCGGCAGCTATTCTCGCCGCCTCCTTTTCGGCAGCAATACGGGCAGCTTCCTGCTCGGCAGCCGCCTTTTCCGCAGCAATCCTGTCCGCCTCCGCCTGTTCCGCTGCGCGGCGGGCGGCTTCCTCCTGCTCCTGAGCCAGCTTGGCCTGCAACTCAGGAGTGAGAAAACGCGGCTTGACAACCTCCACGCCTTCCGCGGCGGGAGAAACAAACTTTACCTTGGGTGCGGCCGCAGGGGCTGCCGTTACCAAACGGCGTCGCAATTTGGGAGGTTCCGGCGAAGAAGGGGTTCCTGTCTGATCGGTCATCGTGATAAAATGGCTGGGAAATTGGAGTGATTTTATACGATTCCGCGGTCCCCTGCAACCTCAAAATACCGTCTGGAAAACGGGCGGGGAACAGCCGCCGTGCGTGGTTCAACAGGCAGATTGCGAAAAAAGGCTTCACCCGAGATATAACATGGAAAAGCGTTTAAATATCCCGCGTATTCTCCCGCAAAATCATAAAAAACACAATATGTTAACAACAACAATCATGAATAAAGTAAAGCGCCCGTAATAGAACTTCAAGAATACGTACCAGTCATTTAAGAATCCTCTTAAAAAATGTTATAACACATATACTTTTTTCTTGCCAGACCAAGGATGATTAGTTAAATAAATAACCACTCGTCAACATCATGAACTCCAACGACAGTACCAAAAATAAGAGGCGCTACACGCCTGAAGAAAAACAATCCGTTCTTGATTTCATTGCTGAACGGAAAACCCAAAACAAAAGGGGTGCCCAGAAAGAAGCCGCCGAACGCTTCGGCATCAGCACGGTGACCATCTCAAGCTGGATGAAGGCATCCAAGGCCAAGCGCGGCCGCAAGCCCGGCACCAAAAATACAACTGCTCCCAAAACACAGCCTCTCGCAGCCGCCCAACCCGCCGACCTGCGCCGCCTGGCGGCCGTTCTGGAAGAAATCGCCGACCTTGAAGCCCAGACAGCCAAACTCGACACCCTGCGCACTGAAGCGGAGGAACTCAAGAACAGGCTGACTGCCAAGCAGGCCTGATTGCTTTTATTCCTTCCTTTTCCGGAAAACCGGCTTCCCCTGACAAGGGAAGCCGGTTATTTTCTTTACGGAGATCGCGCTTGCCCCCCCGGAACAATTCCTTTAATATCCGCCGTCGTGACTCAACCCGCCCACATTGCTCCCGCGAGTCAGTCTGTGGAAGGCATGTATGCCGACTACTTTCTGGATTACGCCTCGTATGTCATTCTGGAACGGGCCGTACCCAAGATCAATGACGGGTTTAAACCTGTGCAGCGCCGTATTCTGCACGCCATGGACCGCCTGGACGACGGGCGTTATAATAAAGTGGCTAATATCGTGGGAGACACGATGAAATTCCATCCGCACGGCGACCGTTCCATTGCAGACGCGCTGGTGGGGCTGGGACAAAAAGGGCTGCTTATCGACACGCAGGGGAACTGGGGCAATATTCTGACAGGCGACCCCGCAGCGGCTTCCCGCTATATTGAAGCCCGCTTCACCTCCTTTGCGCGTGACGTAGTATTCAGCCCCAAAGTCACGGAATGGCAGCTCTCCTATGACGGCAGGAACAAGGAACCGGTCAGCCTTCCCGTCAAATTCCCCCTTCTTCTCGCTCAGGGAGCGGAAGGCATCGCCGTGGGGCTTTCCAGTAAAATTCTTCCCCACAACTTCAATGAGTTGATTGAAGCCTCCATCGCCTACTTACGCGGCCAGCCCTTCCAGCTTCTGCCGGACTTTCCGACCGGAGGCGTGATGGATGCCACCAACTACCGTGACGGAGAACGAGGAACGGGCCGCGTCCGCATCAGGGCGCGCATCCTCACGGAATCGAAGAAACTTCTCCGCATCACGGAAATCCCGTTCGGCGTCACCACGGAAATCTTAATTGATTCCATTGTCTCCGCTGCGGAAAAGGGAAAAATTAAAATCGCCCGCATTGAGGACAATACGGCCCAGCATGTGGACATCCTGGTCCATCTCCCGGCCGGAGCGGATCCGGAGCAGACGAGGAAAGCCCTGTTCGCCTTCTCCGCTTGTGAAGTCAGCATCTCCCCGAATGCCTGCGTCATTGTGGAGGAAAAACCCAGGTTCATGTGTGTCAGCGACATCCTGCGCTACAATACGGACTCCACCAAGGAAATCCTGCGCCAGGAGCAGGAAATCCGACTCAAGGAACTGAACGAGGCGTGGCACCAGGCAAGCCTGGAAAAAATATTCATTGAAAACCGCATCTACCTCTCCATAGAAGATTCCGAAACGTGGGAAGAAGTGCTCGGCACCATTGACCGGGAATTGCAGCCGTTTGCATCCCGGCTGCGCGCCCCCATTACCAGGGACGACCTGGTAAGGCTGACGGAAATCAAAATCAAGCGGATTTCCAAATTTGACGCTTTCAAGGCGGACCAGCACATCCGCCAGCTTGAAGAGGACATCGAACAAACGCAGAAGAACCTCAACCAGCTTACCAAATTCACTATCCGCTGGTTTGAAGCCCTGCGTAAAAAATACGGCGCCGCCTATCCGCGGAAAACGGAAATTTCCTCCTTCGGCTCCGTAAACCGCGCGCAGGTGGCTGTTGCCAATGAAACATTGTATATTGATGACGAAGGCTTTGCCGGTTACGGCGTCAAGAAGGGAAACCCTGTCTGCAAATGCTCCACGCTGGATGACGTGTTGATCATTGACAATGCAGGCGTGCTCAAAATCGTGCGGATTCAGGACAAATTTTTCGCTGGTAAAAACCCCCTTTATATTTCCGTCATCAAAAAAGGGGACGACCCCGTGTTCAACCTGATTTACCGGGACGGAAAAGACGGCCCCGTGTACGCCAAGCGTTTCCGCATAGGAGGGTTCACCAGGGACAAGGAATATCCGCTTACCCGAGGCGCAAAGGGAACGCGCATCTTCCACTTCTCCGTGCATGAAACGGAGGAAAACAGTTCCCAGATAAGCGTAAACGTTTATCTGAAAGCCGTTCTGAAACTCCGTAACCTGATCAGGCCCTTCCACTTCGCGGACCTGAGAATCAAAAACCGCGGTGCCCAAGGAAATATCATTACCAGGCATCCTGTGGAACGCGTCTCCCGCATCATGCCTCCGGCCAAGTCCGGAAATGAGGAAACGGAAGGGCCAACAACCGCTCCTTCCGCAACAGCGGAACGGACGGAAGGCTCACCCGCCCCCTCCGCGGAAACGCTGCATCCTGAAACAGCCCCACATTTGGAGGAACCGCCTGCCGATCCGCCGCTGGAACAGGGCTCCCTGTTTGACTCCTGAAACGTTTTCAATCTCTTAAAATGGAAATATCCATGCCTGACTATCCATTTTCGGCTTGCCACAACGGGCCATCTTCTGTAGATATGGACCACCTCATTACCATGCCGCTTTAGCTCAGTGGTAGAGCACCCGCCTTGTAAGCGGACGGTCGTCAGTTCAAATCTGACAAGCGGCTCCATCATAACCCGCTCAAGGTCAATCCTTGAGCGGGTTGCTTTTATGAGGCGTGCGCCATTACTCGTTCCCATGAATTTCCGGCGTGCCGCTTTTGAACATTCATCATCCATTCATATCTCCGGCGGAATGCGGCAGCCGCAGGAAGCAAAGCGGGACGCAACATCTGGCAAGAGGCCATTCCACCCACAGGCATCCCCGTCAACTTCCGGCAGCGAAGGGCCATTCCCGGAGCGGGAAGAAGGTTCCGTTGGCGATAACGCCGCCTCAGCAAGCCGTTTCCCCCCTTGAATACGCCTCCATTGCCATTTCGACCAAGGGAACCATGATTCAAGCCAATGGATACTACAGAAAAAAAGATGGCCGCGGCTATCCTCCGGTTTGAAGACAGCCGCGTTACCGGGCCGGATTCCCTGCGCGTTTCTCGCCTTCCTGCCGCCGACAAGGGCGGCAAGTGGGAGATTTGCGGCATTTGCGACGGTATTGAACCGACCGTGTTTAACAGATTGAAGGCCCTGCTGGATGCCGGAAGACGTGAAGAGGCCTGGGAAGGTTGTCTCCAGTATGTCCTGGATAATACCGCCGCCGTGCGTTCCTGGCTGGGTTCCGACGCTTATCCTGGCGTTGAATTCATCCTGCGCGACCATTTTTTCAATTCCGGGAGCAGGAATACCGGGAAGATTTTGCAGCGCGCGCTGAACATTCACGGCGCCGGGCTTGTGGTGGACGGGATTGTCGGCCCCAGGACCAGGCAGGAGTTGCAGGACCAGCTGGCCGCCACGGGTGAAGCGGTGTTCCTTATCGCTCTGCAGGAGAAGCGTCAGGCGTTTTACCGTTCGTGCAAGCAGTTTCCTGTGTTCGGGAAGGGTTGGTTGAACCGATGTGACGATGCGTTCAGCGTGGCGCAGGCTCTCGTTTAATTGTTACCTCACTCCCCTTATGAGCAAGAAAACCCGCAGCCAAAAGGCCGCCAGGAAAACCAAGACCGCCGACTTTGAAATTTTCGAGGATCGTTCCCCCCAGGAGAGAGGGTATCTTGGTTTTTACACCAGCATCACGCCCCGGGTGCTGAAAAATGCCCGCGAGAGCATTCAGACGGGTAATATGCTCGACTTGGAACGAGTATTTCGCTCGATGAAAATCGAATGGCCTCGGCTGCGGGGAAACCTGCGGAAGCTCCGCGAAAAGGTTCAGGCATTGGAACTTACCGTGTCTCCCTGGGCCGAGAAAGGCAAAAAGCCGACACCAACGGCCAGTCGGTACGCGGATCTGGTGGAATCCGCCCTGTATTGCTGCCGGCTTGAACAGGGAAAATGGGAACTGGACCTGAACGGATTGATTGGAGCCCTGGCGGAAGCTCCGGAACGCGGCGTGGGTGTGCTGGAAATCATGTGGAACCCCGGCCATATCCGTGCGCCCCGCGCCTATTGCCCCATTCCATCCACATTTTACAAATGGTCCAGCTACCCGGCTCAAATCGACCGTCTTGTACTATGTCCAGACGGAGTAGGGTGCGGTCCCGAAATGGAATTCCCCCCCAACAAATTCATTGCGTCCCTCAACTGCGACGGGCTTGACCATCCTGTTTACGGCGCCAACCTTCTGGCCCTGGTCGGCTGGTTCGGCGCGGCCAAATTCGGATTATCCTGGTTCATGGAGTTCTGCCAGATATTCGGATCCCCTCTGCGGCATGGAAAAGCATCGGGAACCCTGGCGCAGAAAAAGCTATTTGACCAGATGGTGAAATTCGGACAGACGGGCATCCTTGTAACGGCCCCGGATGCGGACGTGCAATTTCACGACGCCGTCAAGGGAGGCAACCAGCTTCCGCACCTGAACATGATCGAAGAGGCCAACAAGGCATGCGATATTCTGATTTTGGGGCAAACCCTCACCAGTTCCGTTTCCAGCACGGGCGGCAATCGCGCCCTGGGCGAAGTGCACGAAAATACGGAAAACCAGGTTGTTCTAGCCCGCGGGAAATACGTTGCCGGCGTCCTCAATCAGCAACTTGTCCCGGCCATCCTGGAACTTAACCTGGGAAGACGCCCGGAACATCTGCCCGTCATCTCTTTTAAGGACCCGTCCTCCGGAATGAGCTTGGCAAAACTTGACTGGGTGGACAAGGCAACCAGGATTGTTCCCGTCGCTGAAGAACAGGTTTACGACTGGCTTGACATCCCCATGCCCGAAGAAGGGGTGAAGCTCTATCAGCCTCCCTCTTTTGGGAGCGCCGGCTTGGAACCGGGGGAAATGGATGACCTGGACAGGGAATCCCTAGTATATGCGGCGCGTAAAAAAAAACGCTAAAGCACATTGAAGAAATTAACCGGATTGCCTCCCGTGTCGGACGCCAGACGGATCAGGCGGCCTATGAACTGACCTCCGGTGTTGCCGGATTCATGGAAGCCCTTATTGCCTCCGTCGAAGCCGGAGAAGACCTGGAAACAGTCATCCGGTCCGCCCGTGAGCTGGTTCCGGATCTGTGGGACGAGATAGATACATCCCTGCTGGAAGATCGCCTTGTCAAGGTTCAGCATGCCGCTCTTAAAGCCGGCTGGAACTCCATGCGCGAATCAAAAACAACCGCCGAGAAAGAATGACGGGCATGAACATTGAAATTGACATGAGCGGTTTTGACGCCGCACTTGACGATGCCATGAAGATAGCCGCTCCGGAAACGCTGGAATCCGCGAACCGGGAAAGCGGCGAATACCTGCGGGACTATCTGGCGTCCTGGTACGACGGCAAAGGGCGGGAACACTGGATCAACAATTCTCTTCCTACGCACGGTCCGGGGCGCATGTCGACAGGCTGGTTTTCCAATATTGCCCGTAAATGGTTCCTTTCCTCTGCGGATGCTTCCGGAGCGGTTATCTCCAATCCCGACGAGGACGGATCCCTGCGGCATAAAATAAAGGGAGGGACAATTACGGCCAAAAATGCCGGGGCGTTGACTATTCCCCTTGTTCCGGAGGCCCACGGGCGCCGGACGGCTGATTATCAATCCGAAATCGGGGAATTGTTCACCATCCCCAACAAGAACGCCCTGTTTGAAGCCGTGGACGGCGGGGGAGTGCGTGCGGTGTATGCCCTGCGCCAATCCATCACACAGGACCCCTGGCCGGACGCCATCCCGATCGGCGAAGAACTGATCAGCGCCTATGGCGTCAAGCTCATGGACGTTCTGGCGGCGTCTCTTGATGCCTGAAACACATATCCAGCCCCGACTATTTACGCTTTTCCGTTTCATGCCATGCTTGAGGCATGGATTTTGAATTCAACGTTCCTCTTGCGTTTGGCGACGCTCCGGCCTGTATCGTGTACATGCCGGAGGGGGAACATTTCATCAATGCATCCATTGGAGGACGGCAGAAAGTGATTGTGGACCGCTCCTGCCTGGAGGCTTTGCAGCGGGACCTTGCGTTGAAGCTCACTCAAAACGTGCGGCCCGTCTGTTACTTTGACCACAAGACGGGGCCCGCCTCCTTTATTCCCGCTTCCTTTGACTACATGGACGGCGTGGGCGTCATCCTCAAGGGGGAATGGACGGAAAGCGGCAGGAAATCGGTGCTGGGGCGTGACTACAGCTATTTTTCTCCGGCATTCAGGCTCAACACGGCAACCTGCCGCCCTATAGGTCTTGAACCGGATGACATTGAGGTGGGCTCTCTGGTGAATGACCCGGCCTTTGAGAATATTGCCCGCATTGCGGCCGGCAAGGCCAGACTTGAGAATTTCACGGTTCTTGAACCGAACATGCCTTTGAATGGCGGCGGAGAGGATACCGGTGCTGTTCATGACCAAACAAATAACACACATACAACAATGTACGAACTACTGGTTAAATGCGGTGTCCTCACCAAAGAGGAAGCCGCATCTGATAAGGCCGGCAAGATCGCGGAGGACAAAATCAACGACCTGAAGAAGAAATCCGAGGGCGGCGAGAAGTCCGGAACGGAACTTGAAGCGGCCCGAAAAGAGGCGGAGGACGCCAAAAAGGAAGCGGCCTCCTGCAAGGCGGCCAAGGCCAGGCTGGACGAAACCGAAGCCAAACTGAAAGCGGCGGAAGCCGAGCTTGCCGAGGTGAAAGCCTCCAAGGCGGCTCTTATCGACGCGGAAATTGAAGCCGCCATCAAGGCCGGCAAGATTGCTCCGGAAGATGAAGATGCCAAAGAGGCCCTGAAGACCGCTCTGACGGCCAATATCAAGGCCGGCAAGGCTCTGATCGCCTCCATCAATCCGAACCCCGCTTTTACGACGGTGGTCGCCGGCAAGGCCAATAACGGCAACGGCGGGAATGAGCCTACCGGACGTGACCGCATCATTGAAAACATCAACAGGGAAAAGAACTAAGCCATGTCATTTTTGACTCTACTGGACATTCAGAAACGCAATGGTTCGGCATCCGACATCGGATTGATCGAAGAAGTGGGATGCTCCGCCCCGGAAGTAACGCAGCTTGCTTCCGTGGTGGGCTCCAAAACCATCATCAAAACCTATGTGCGCACCGGTATCCCCCGGGCCCGGTTCCGCCCGGCCAATGCTCCCATCGGATACACGTCCTGCACTTACGAATCAAGGAACGTGGAACTGTTTCCCATTTCCTCCATCGTTTTTGTGGATCATATTACGTTGGAAAGCTCTGACGACGGGGAAGCTGCCGTCCTGGCCGATGAAGCTTCCGGTATTACGGAGGGGGTGTTGCTTTCCCTGGGAGCCCAGGGTTTTTACGGAACGAAAATCGACAAGAACGGCTTTCCCGGGCTTCCCGATTTCATTGACGACACGATGATCATCAGCGCGGACAGCTCCAAGGCCGCCGACAATTACGACGGAACGTCCGTATTTGCCGTTGTGGAGGGTCCCAAAGGCGTGCATTGGCGCTGGGGCCGCGACAAGGGAATTACTCTTGGCACGTTCAAGGATGCGCTTATTCCCGGCAAGGATCCGGAAACGGGCGAGCAGGGCGCCATTCCCGGCAAAGCTGCCGATCTGACCGCCTTTGTCGCCCTGGTCAACAACTCCAAGCTGTCCGCCGCACGCCTGAAAAATATCGGTACCGCTGAAGGAACGACGCTGGATGACGATAAATTGGCGGAACTGCTGGCTTTGTTCCCGGCGGGCGTCCGCGTAACGAAATTCATCATGAACCGCATGGCCCTGGAGCAGCTCCGCAAGAGCCGCAAGGTGGTGAGCGTTTCCGTGGACGGCGGCAAGGCGGGAGGGGATTCCTCCGGATCCGCCCCGATTCCGACCCACGCCCACGGCATCCCGATTTTGGTGACGGACTCCATCGTCAACAACGAAAGCGACCTGTCCTCCATCACGGGCATTTCCCACTGGGGCAAGCATGCGCCGAAAAAAGTGAACAACCGGAAGAACCAATAAAACGGAAAGGAACCTTAGACAGTGAACCCTATCAGACACACCCGCAAGGACGAATTGCTGACGGCCCGGATGAACATGCCGGGCACGGGCAAGACGGCCTATTCCGAAGTGCTGGATGCGGGACAGACGGGCGGCATTGATGAAATGTCCATCGTCATCGAGCACGAAAACCTTCCGTCCCTGGCTGCCGGAAAGAAGATCACGCTGACCCTGGAAGCCTCCGGGGACGGCGATAGCTGGGCCGAGGTGCCGGGGTTCTCCCTGGCTCCCACGGCGGGAGAAGAAGCGGGAGCTCTTGCGAACGGCATCGCCGGACGGGCTCCCTATGGCATGGGACGCTACATCCGGCTCAAGGCTGTGGCAGACGCCGCCAGCGGCGACAATACCGCCGCCAAATGTGAACTCTCCATCCGCGTGTAATCGTCATGGCGCTGGTCCAGATCACGGAAAACACCCTGCGGGCCTTCCTGGCGGACGCCGAAATCGCGGCGTTTGACTCGGCAGGAGCGGAAGGGGATTCCCCGGAACGGGCCGGCGCCCTGATCAGGACGACGTGCAACCTTGTCGCCGGAATCGTTAATTCTTCCGGGAAATATCCCGTCCTGGCGACAGGTCAGGACAGAGTGCCGGAAGAACTGGAACACCCGACGCTTGTCTGGATCCGTCACGCCATGCTGGCCGACTTGCCCGACATGGGCGATCTGGAAGGATCCCCCCGCGCCAAGCAGTACAGCACGGCCGGCGAGATTTTCCGGGCCGTTCGGGAGGGCAGGTTTTATCTTGCCCCCTACGATTCGGAAAGTGACGGCGCAGAGGTGTACGGAGCCGGACAGCCCTATCAGAACTGGTGTGAACTATGAGCGCTTTACCTGCAAGCCCGCGCATCGCCGCGGGGGAAAAAATCTATCGGAAGATCGTGGCTCTGTGTGCCCGTTACAACGGCGGGAAGGATACCGGCATTGTCATGCGCGGCTGGGACGCCGACCTGAAAGCCCTGATTACTCAAAAGCTGTCCAGGCTGGGAATCTGCGTGCTGGTATGTGCCCCAAAACGAAAACCCCTGCAGGAACAGGGCGGCCCGAATGCCGTCATTCTGACGACCAAAATCGTCATTGAAAGCAATCCCCTCCTGAAAAAATCCGACGCAACCGCCGTCCTCGGCTGGGATGCGGACGATCTGTCCGACCTGCTCGCCATCGGGCTTGACGGGCATCGGGAACCGGGCTGGCTCACCTGCATGAAGCTCAAAGTCACAGGCACGGAGTCAAGCCGGGTGCAGATGACCAACAAGGCTGTTACGCTCACCCTTGAACAAACCACCATATTGAAACATGGCAACTAAACCCACCACCGCCGCGGCCCAGGAGGCCGCTACTGCTCCGGCGCCCCGCATCGTCAAATGCCGGGTGGCCGTCAACAAGCTGGAACTCCCTCACGGCATCGCCGCGCGGGGAAAAATCGTCCACATCCCGGAAGACGTGTACAAAGTCCACGCCGACGCCGGGAAAGTGACCTTTATTGACTACGTAAGAAGCTAACAACCATGTCAGAACTCTACAACAAGGAAATGCTGGTCGGCACCTTTCTCGACCTGTGCCCGTTCGGAACGACAGTCACGGCCGGAAGCGGCACGGACACGGTGGACGAGCAATTCAAGCCGGCGAAGGACTCCGACGCCTGGATGATGGCCAACGAAGTCATCGACTACAAAATCACGCCGACCACGGAAGACGACGCCCGCACGGTATTTTCCCGCGACACGACCTCCTATGTGACGCGGAAGAACACCAAAGTGACGGGCAACACCATCGAAATCAACTCCACGGAGGTTAACCCGGTCTGCTGGCAGGTGATTTACCAGTGCGACAGGCTGGAAGCCGGGAAGGAAGTGCAGCCCTTTTCCCGGAACATCTACGGGCAAAAGGTATGGGCGCGCCTCACCAAATACCAGGAAGACAAAAAAGAAATGATGGTCCTGGAAGTAGCGGCGCTGCTCAAGGTGGAAATCCCCACGGAAAATAACAAGCTGATCACGCCGAAATTGACGCTTGAAGTGATCCCGTCCTCCCTGAATTCCCTGACGCCCACGGAAGAAATCGCCTTCCCGGCCTCCGCCGGGGCATGACAGCCGGAGCCGCCCCTCTGTTTGCATGGGGAGGGGCGGCCCCTGTTTCCCCCCACCACTATTGAGGCATGGACACGACCATTTCTCCCTTTTCCATCACCTTTGACGGGCGCCCCGTCGTGCGCGTCGGGGAATTCCTGCTCGACTCCCTGCCGGAACACGCTTTCCCGGTGCAGTTCGGCACGTCCGCCACGCCGATCATCAACAGCCCGTTCCCCAGGCTGGACGCATTCGGCAACCTGTCCCTGTCCTTCACCATCTCCACCGTGCGGGAATGCGCCTCCCACATGGAAGCGTGGGGCGCCTTTTACGAATGGCTCAACGAATGGAAAACGGCGGGAAAGGGGGAATGGACCTGGACCGACGCCTGCGGCCGTGAACAGCGCTTTGAAGCCGTCATCGCCGACGCCGAACCGAAGGTTCAGGGCCTGCGCCTTATCGTCTCCTACAACTTCACCCTCGGCCGCCCCCTGTGAAAACCCTTGACGTATCTTCCGCCGACTTCCTGGACATGGCCGAAAGCCCGTCCTACAACCGGCTCTCCTTCGGGGGAGCCTCCGTTTCCTTCCGCGCGCCGGTCTCCCGGTTTGCCTCCTGCCCGTTTGAAGAAGGGGAAATAGTGAAAGTCGTCTGGCGCGGGAAAACCCTGCTCATCGGCCCGGCCATTGACCTGGAACACTCCCTTGAAGGAACCTCCGAGAGCTGGGACATCAGGATTTGCGATTACTGGTGGAACCTGAGCAACATCCAGTACTTCGCGAATGGCCGCGCCAACGGCATCTTTGCCGAATACCGCCAGGGCACAGGCGGAAGCGGTCAGGAAAAACAGGCGACCGCGAACATCCGGGACGCCCTCTCCGGAGTCCTGGACCACGCCGTCAGCACGGCCCTGGTCCCCATCAAATACGACCTCCGGATCGACAAGGATGCCGAAATCATTCCGTTTGCCTACGCGTCGGAAACGTATGCCTCCCTGCTTTCCCAGATCCAGCAATGGCGCCCCAATATGGCCGCGTGGTTTGAATACGGCGCGGACGACTCCGCCACGCTGGTCATTGCCGACCATGCCCATTTGCCAGATGTCGTGCTCGACCTGTCCGCCGTGGACGTAAGCGCCCTGTCCCTCAAGGCGCGTCCCGATCTGGTGCCTCCGGCCGTGGGGTTGACCTGCAACGCTTCCGTGGTCTCCCGGGTTCAGCGCGCGCTGGCCGTCTATCCCTCAGGCGCCTCCCTGTCCCAGCCCTATGTGGTGACGGCGGAAGTGGACGTTCCGGGCGGCGTCAAGGTCTCCGACACTGCCGGGCAATACAGCCCTGCGGAAACGGGCTCGCTGGGTTACGACGCCCCGCGGATGATTGTCCGGGGAGACAAATTCCCGACCGGCACGGCCCAGTGGGCGGCCCGCGTCAAACGCTGGGCTCCGGCCCTGGAGGATTGCGCCGGCCTGGAAGTGGCGGCCAGTCCGAAAATCACGTCCATCACGCCGGCTGACGCGGAACACCGGGGATACAGCAGCGCGGCCATCACCCACGAACTGACCTCCGGCCAGATCAACGGAAAGAGCGCGAGAATCAAATGGGGCAAGGTCCGGGTGGATTTGCGGGTGCGGGCGACGGAGCCCCCCGACACGGTGAAGCAATATTTTCCGGAATACGGCGGAAAATCCGGAACCGGGAACCGCTGGATCGGAACATTGACGTTTGAAGTGACCACGACGAATGTCGGCTACGCATCCTACCGGGTGGACAGGGCAGGGACGGTGGAAAGTGTGTCCGACGACGGCGGAAGCTCCGGAGACGACGAAACATCGGGCAGCTACGACACCTCCGCACTGTATAAAAATTTCCTGAAATCCTACTACGAAGCCACCCGCGCGCTGCCCTATGACGGATCCGCGACCGTCCACGACGACTTTGACCAGGTCTGCGGGGGGCGCCTCTCCATCACGGGAGGGTTGAAAGAATGGGAAGCCATGCGGTCCGTCATCCAGGAAATATCCCTCGACCTTAAAACGGGAGTTTCCGACGTGACGGTGGGAGCCCCGGAACAGATCTCCCTGCAGGACTCCATCGACCGGAGCCGGCAGCTTGCCGAGGCGCTGCGCCGGACGGCCTGGGCGGACTCGTCCACGTCTTCCGGGGGAGGTTCTTCGGGCGGAGGATCCGGCAGCGGAGGCGGAGGCTCTTCCGGAGCGGACGATGAAGTCCCGGAGCTTCCCAGCGTCGGGCCGTCCGTAAAACTGCTGCAGGCCCAGGAGCCTCCCGCGTGGGGAACCAGCGCCGTCGAGGTGGGATTCCAATGCCGCCTGTCTTACGGGAGCGACGGCAAGGTGTCCGACGCCTACATCCGCCAGGGGAAGGCTATCTATGCCGGCAACTATATCGGGGGGCTGCTTCCGGAGGGGGACGGTTCCGGGGGCTGGGTGAAAAGCCCCGTCACCTCCGGGGAAATCTGGCTCAAGATCCAGCTGGACAAGGACGCGAAATACCTCGGATCCTCTCTGTCCGCCGCGGGCGGCGTCTCCGACCCCGTCAGGCTCGCGGAGGAAAACCGGGAAACCCCTTATGAATATTATTTCCATCTGGCCACCATCGACGGCAACAAGGTGGTGCAGCACCAGGCGGGCACGGTTTATCTCCTAATCCACCCGGGAACCTTCGGCCCCTCCGGAATGTCATGATCAGGATATACACCTTCACCTATGACGGAGACGCGCAGGAAGCCGTGGCCTGCGTCCGGTGCGCCAGGACGGCTCTTCCGGAGGCGGTAGTTACGGTGGTGGACGACAGCGCCGCCCCGGTACCCCCGGAGGCCAGGAGGGCTCTTGTAGCGCATGGGGCGCGGTATCGCCGGAGCTCTTTCCCCCGCTGCGGCAACCTGCGCGGCCCGGAGTGCGTCCGGGGAATCATTGCCACGCTGGCCAAGGGGGCGGCGGATGGCGATACCGTCGTCAAGATTGACTCCGACACGGCGCTTCTGTCGGGCGGATGGGTCAGGGAGATGAAACACAACGGGCTTGCGCTGCACGCCGCCGGATACCGGGTCCCCCGGAACCCGTCCGAACGGTCCGCCTACGGAAATTGCTACGCCCTGAGCGGCCGGGCGGCCAGGATGGCCGCAGAAGCTCTGGAATGCGCCGCCATCCCCCCGCTCGCCCCGGAAGACCTCACCATCTGCCGGGCCGTCATGGATGTCTGCGGCCGGGAGCGTGTCCGGCTTGACGAGCCGTGGACGCCCCTGAACCGGGCCGGGCGGTGGTCCTGGTGGAACTGGGACAGCCGGACGGCGAATCCGGAGGACTATGCCCGCAGCTATGACGTGGTGAGCGTCGGCAATCCCCGGCCTCCCCACGTTCCCAAAAGCGCCCGTAGGGAAGTCATGCGCGCCCTGTGCGACGCCCGTTTGAATCCATGAATGCTCCGGCAACCACGGATATGCCCCCCTTCAACTACCCGTTGAAACAACAACAGCCAACCAAATAAAACCAATCAGTAAAACCATGTCAGACAGAGACTTGAACATCAACATCAGAACGACCGCCGACACTTCCGGAGCCACTCAAGCCGCCGCATCCCTGGACAGGATACGGGAATCCGGCGAATCCATTTCGCAGACCTCCGGCGTGATGGACCAGATCGCGGATTCCCTTTCCCGTGTCAAAACGGTCGCTGAAGAAACCGGCGCCGCCATGAAGGACGGCATGGGGGCGGAATATGAACAAGCCCTGGAAAACGCCAATTCCAAACTTGACCAATACGCCGACGCCCTGACCGCCGCCGGCTCCCGGATGAAAGCCGCCTTCAACGACAACCCGGGATTGACCGGGTTTATTGACGAAGTCACCAACGCCGTGCTGACCTCCGAGGAATTCAGGAAGAAGCTGGAACAGGTGGATGACGTCTTTGAAGTCCTCAATAACAAAATGTCTGATTTGGACCTTGGGGCGAAATGGGGAGATGACCTTGACGAAAACCTTCAACAAATCATCGACGGCTACAACAAGGAAATGGACGCCGCCGACAAGGCCGCGGAAAAGGCGGAAGCCGCAGAGGCCCGGAAGCAGCAGGCCGCCGCCGCCACGGTGGAACGGCTGGAAGCCAACAACCGCCGCGCCTCCGCCACCTATGAAGAATTGCAGGCCGAGTTGGAATCCTACATTGCCAAGCTGGAAGAGGCCCGGAAGGCCGGGGATAACGTGGCCCAGGCGGACGCCCTGAAAAATATCCAGGATTTGGGACGGCGCATCAAGACGGCCGGGGATGCCGGACAACTCACTTCCACGCAGGTCAAGGGGCTGGCGGGGCAGATTACCATTGCGGCTACGCGCATCCTGGGCATGTCCAGCGCCCTCCGCGGGGCGATCCCGTTCATTCATTTATTCGGAACCACCATCAAAACGGCGATGGGGCCGTTGGGCTGGGCCATGCTGCTGATCCAGGGGCTGACCGCCGGCATTACCGCTTTGATTGACCACTTCAAGACCAAAAGCGACGAATTGGAGCGGCAGGCGGAACAGGCAACCGAAAGGATGAAAAAACGTGCCAGGGATGCTGCCGAATCTATCAAAAAGAGTTATGAAGCCATCCAGGACTATAACAAAGCCGACCGGACGCAGGAAATCAACAAAGGGTTCGAGGACTTCATCAAGGGCATTACGGCGGAATACCGTTTGCAGACCCAGGAAATTGAGCGGCAAATCCAGTTGAGAAGGGAGGAAGCCGCCCGCCAGAAGGGGATTGACACGCAGGAAGCCGAGCTTGCCCGCGTGAAGTTGGACAATGACTTTGAAGACGGCAAAATCACCAAACGTCAGCGGGACTACGGCATGATGATGATTGACCAGAATCTTGACGACAAAATACGCCGCCGGGATCTGGAAGTAGCGCAGAAGGAATTCATGGACTACGGAAAGCAGTTGGATACGGCCGTTCAAAACCGTGACCGTTTGCAAGATAAGGACTTCGATATGAAGTTCATTCAGGGGCAGATGCCCTCCCTTCAGGAGGTTGAAAGACTGTTCCAGCAACAGTTCAAAGCCCAGGAACGGATTGATGCGAGTAACAGGAAGCTTCCAGAGACAGAGAAGAGAATAGCTGATCTCGAAAAGGTTGTAAATACTGCACTGAGTAAAGGAGTTGAACCGGGGGAAGCGTACAATGAGCTACTCCGCCAGAAGGAGAAAAAGGAACGTCTTCTATCTGCCCGTGATGCAGCCCAAAACGAGGGAAATGCCGCCACTGTCAGAATAGATGAACTCCGGGACTTGTTCCGCCAATCCGGCGTGAACTTTGAACCCTCCTATCAGAAAGGAACAGATGTAACCAGCCGAACCGGAGAATATCAAAAAGCCCTGGAAGACCAGAACAGCAAGGCAAAAGAACTTGCGGACAAACTTGCCGATGCCAGAGAAGAAGCCGGGAGGATAGGGGATATTATGGGGGCCTATGAACGCAACATTGTTGATCAGGAGCGGAGCATCAGGACGCAAGACCGGCTCAATTCCGCCAATATTGACCTGTTCAACAAACGGGCTGACAAAAAGGAAGCCCAGGAAGCCAAGAAGGCCCAGGAAAAGCTTGAAAAAGAGCGGGACCGGGAACTGAAGAAGCTTCAGCGGGAACAGCAGAAAGATACTAAAGAGGCGTTTAAAACTTTTGTACAGGGATTGCTCATGAAAACGGGCGAAAGTTCTAGCCCCCAGCAGTCAGACCTGGCCAACAAGGCACTTGATGCCATACGTAAAAATATTGAAGCCGCAGCCGCGGATGGAAACATTGATGAAGCTGAGATGAGGGAATTAGGCAAGCTCTACGTTGCCAAGCTTCAGGAATTAGGACTGGCAACAAAACGTGCCATCAATGGATTGAAAGAGGAATTAACCCAGGGGTTGAGAGGAATCAATGCTCAAATTGACGCAATAGGTAAATGGGCCAATACTACCCAAAGGCAGAAACGCCCCGGGGGAATTGTTAATCTTCCTTACCGTAAAAGATGATGAACAAGCCCCTGGCACCCGCGCCCCTGACCTCAGGGGCACACTCCCCCCCCAGCGCAGCGGACAATGCAATCACTCTCACAGTAGATGATGCCACCTTTGACGCTTGGAATAATGCCGGTGCTCCCTAATCCTTCGCCCAAAAGAAAACGCCCCGCAACGTTTTGCTCGTCCGGGGCGTTTCTGTGTTCAGTGGATTCAGGAGAAACGGTTATTGCTTATCCGTGGAGTTTCCGGAGTTATATACTCTCTTGGCTATGACGGAAAGCAAGTCAACGGTGCAGGAAAGTAATTTAATGACTTTGGCACACCAGAAGCATCCAAGGCAGGAGAAGGCTCCGGAAAGTAGGTAAATGAAGCCTAAGACTGGTTGCCGATCTTTTGCAGTTGAAAAAAGCAGCACAACCCCAGCGAGTAGAGCAAGAATACCTGCAATACGGAATAAGCCTTCAACGGTTATTTCCAACGGTTTAATATCCTTCTGTAACTCTTTCTTGGGCTGCTCCTTTGGAATGGGATCATATTCATTCATCAGTCTTTCCAAGGCTTGTTTTTTAGGTTCTTCACAGGGTTGAACTTCTTTCTTCCGCTCTTGCTCTAAAATTGTCCAAAACTGCACCCACTCTTGACCGCCAGCAATGCAAACAAGGCTTTTTTGTGTTATCTTGCCTTCGGCGTAGAAAGTTTCTAGTGATGCAAAGGAATACGGCCCTTCCGTCTGTCCTTCCTCCGTTGCAATGTAATACTGTTCCATTGCTTTTTATCATTTCCAGATAGTATTTTTCTGCAAGTCCAAAATAGACAAGGCTGATTTTTTCTGGCACTCTTCCTTCTGGAAAGAATTACCGAGAACACGAGCAAGAAGCTGTGACGCACTGCAAGTTGTCCGTAGGTTGTCCGTATAAGGGGTTAAATAGGGTCAAATACGGATAAGTGCGGACAATTATGAAAGGGGGGAGGATTAAATAACCCATTGAAAATGCTAGAAAAGTTAAAATAAGTTTAACGTCCGTAAGTGCCTTCTAAGCAGTGGGTCACTGGTTCGAATCCAGTTGGACGTGCCATTTTTTAACCCCGTATTCTTTTTAAGAATACGGGGTTTTTCATGTGATAAGAGCTTTTTCACCAAAAGCCGGCTTTCTTAAAAATGGAGAGGCAAGGTAAGTATGGTTAACTCTGGTGAACAGGCTGCATAGAAGCACTATTACGCATGGTTCGGACTGTTTTTCCAATCAATAGTGATTGATTTTTGAAACTGGAGGGATGATGTAATGTGGCTGAAGATTTTTTCTCTGTGTTGAGAGATAGGATAGTCTGTGGCCGTCGTGATAAAAGGAACAAAAAAATGAAAGGGTTCCGTGAAAGATTAAGAAGAATGGCCCGGAAGGCCAGGCTGGCGGAGAACCTGCGATGTTTTAGAAAAATACCGGCATGGGTATGCAAACAGTGCATTTTCAGAAATGCTCCCGTGGAAAAGAAAATTTGAACTTTTGAATAATTCTTATTTTATCCGGCGGTGGCGAATCTCTCCGGTATTGGTAATACGGGAGTATGGAGACGTCTTTGAATATTCATCCTGAGTGAGTACATTAACGCATAACTCCAGGATTTTATGCATGCCGTACATGGGAAGATCTATGTCCGGATGTAGTTTCTGGAATTTGTGAACAATTTCCATTTCCGTTTCAGGAAAATTCACGGGAATGGTATTGGGAAGCTGAACTTTCCACGACTCGCCTTCACTCATCAGCTTATCGATAAAGAGATATTGGGTGACAGGAATGTTACCGCGTGCAGTAAACCAGGTATGTACGGTGCGGACGGAAACGCGGCATTGTTCCGCAAGCCATCGGCGTGTTTTGCCGTGAGCCCGGAGCCATTCCTTGATTCTGAGTTTTTTCGGGTCACATTCTTCCGTATTGGAAGGTGGATTCAGATCTGAATCGGAAACCAGGCCTGGAATGATGCGGGAAAGCGCTTTTTTGGTATTGGCCGATATTTTACGAACGCTCATCTGTGCGTAAAAAGTTTGCGGCCGGATGCCTATCTCCTCCGCCAATTGATAGGACTTGCGGTTTTGGCTTTGTAGCCACTCCTTCACCAAAATGCGTATATCGTCGTCAGACATGAATTTGTGCAGATTTGTAATGAAAGAAAAGATAGGGAAGAGGCGATAACAACACTATTTTCTCTTTCTCTGGAATCGATCCGGAATATCGCATCCTCTTTTCAGCTTCTGCTTTTGATGCTGGAAAGAGCATCCAGTGCTTCACTCGCCCATTCCGGAACGGTCAGGCCATGGCGTTCAGCTTCATTCCTGAACTTTTCATACTTTTGAGGAGTAACGGGAACGTGGATGCTGTTCGGATTTTTTGTTTGAGCCAGGCGTGCCTGTTTGGCGTACTCTTCCTTCATGATTCTGATGATAAGGCGTTGTCTGGCACGGGGAATTGGAACAGTGGAAAGCCATTTATCGACCTGACTTTTGCTGACGCCGCAAAGGTCGGCAAATTCGTCCCGGGTCATTTTCGTAAGAGCGAGAAACTTTCTGATACTGGACTTCAT